CGAACAGACCGCAGAACATAACGGAGGATGAGAGCATGGAAGATCAACACCACCGACTTCGCGGCGAGGCCCTGGCAGCCGCACAAAGCGAGGCCGAGCAGCGCCGTGACGGCGCACTTGGGCTACTTCGCGCAAGCGCTCGCCGCCTCGCAGAGGCCCCGCCGCCCGGACTGGATCATGAGTTGGGGGTGCTGTTTGGACACGCTCACGCCTTCCACAAAGCGAGCGAGGACGCATGGAAGCTGATCGCCGCCCTCGATCTACACCGACAGGAGCGCGCCGACACCGCCGCCCGCGAGCGGAGATCCTGCCTGGACTGCGACAACATTTACCGGGGTGATCTGGAGTGCCCCGCCTGCGGCAACCACTCAGGCGAGCCGCTGAACGGGTGACTGCGGCACCACAGAAAAAAGGTGGATACTCTCCTTGCCTTTGTTGTGGATACGTTCAATACTGTGGTTACTGGTTGCATGGAGCAGCCCGGAGGACAAGACAATGACCGCAGCAATCACAATCGAGAAGATGCCCAAGCAGGATCACCGGAACGGATCGGATCGGGGCGCTCGCGCCTATGTCTCGGTTGGTGGGAAAGTTGTCGGCTATATCCAGCGGGAAGAGTGGCGCAAAGAGTATCAGGACTGCGAGCGCTGGGACGTTGGACCCTGGCAGACCGAGGGATTCACCGTCTGGGTCGATCGGGGCTCCTATCATCACCCGATAGAGTTCATCACCCCAACCAACACGCGGAAGAGCATCCGACCCAACGGCGATGTCTGGGAGTTCCAATGCGACGGCTGGAAGATGAGCGACTTGAGGTACACCCGCGCCGCAGCGCGAGACACCCTCAACCGGGCCAAGCGCTGGGCGAGAGAGAACATGTGCGCTGCCGTTGACGGGTCTTACTTTGGGCCCTGCGAGCACGGACACCCGAGAACAGAGTGTAGCGGCTGCGCCCCTGGAGATCGCTAGCCGCTAGGCTGCGGGGCTGTAGAAAAAAGGTAGATACTTTCCTTGCCTTTGATGTGGATACGTTCAATACTGTGGGCACTGGTTGCACTGAGCAGCCACGGAGGACACACCATGAGACTTACAGACGCACAGCGCCGAGCATTGGCGCACATGGCAGATCTTGAACGACTCGCCGCAGAGCGGGGAACGTGCCCTCACGCCGCGCCGGGCCAGGGGCCGATCCACAACAGCACTGCGGCGGCGCTGGTTCGCCTGGGGCTGGCTGAGCGGGTCCAGTGGTGCCGACACGGCGCGTCCTGTCCCGAGGTGCGACTCACCGAGCGCGGCAGGGGCGCAGCAGGGGAGGGACGATGAGCTACCCCAAGGCGCTCGCCAATATCCAGATGTCCGCGCCGACCACCGACGCCAGTGCGGAGTGTTCCATGTGCGGCGACTGGGCCCATATGGAGGTGGATCTCGACCTCACCAAGATCCGAGCATACCGGGTCGCCTGCAAGGCTGGCTGGACCTATGACAGCGCAGGCGACTGGGCCTGCCCTGAGTGCAGCGCAAAGAGCGACTGCCTTGGGTGCAAGCATGAAACGGTGAAGAGTTGCGGCAATGCCTGCTGTGGCATCGACCATGACATGTGGGAAGGCCTGGACATCGAGGCCTTTGAGACGGCCCACCCGTTGGGGCCGAAGGAGCGCCCGATGGGAACAGGATGCCCCGGCCACTCCCCACGGCGCACGACGGCTGATCGCTAGACTGCGGGGCTACAGAAAAAAGGTGGATACTTTGCTTGACGCTAAAGGTGGATACGCGGTACTCTCAAGTCATGAGAGTTAAGCACTACACAATCGAAGCACCCGGCAGAGACGCAGAGCACGTCAGAGGCACAGCCAAGGCAGCGATGCGGAGAGTCAAGGAGCTACACCGAGCCGGAGTCAAGGCGAGCTTGACGCGGACACCCAAGGCCCAGGTAAGGGCACTAGCGGCCTAGCCGCACGGAGGACTGAGACGATGACCGCAACCGACGCGACAGCAACCATCCCCACCAACATGAGCCGGGGGAGCATCGTCGCCGCCATTGACGCACTCTGCGCCCGCCTTGCTGACCTTGGGGATGTGGAGGAGGCCTGGGAGCTTCGCGGGGTGCTTGATGAGCAGTACCCAGAGAGCAGGGTCGCGACGGACCGAGACGCCTAACCACCAACCCCACGGCCCGCCGGAGCCTATCCGGCAGCAACCGCCCCAAGGGGCACGGAGGATGAGACGATGACGAAGCCAACCACCGAAGAAGTGACCGCAGCCCGCACATTCTGCCTCGCGCACTTCAAGCAAAGTCACAGAGCCTTTGGCCTGTCCTGCGCTCAGGACTTCGCGCCCGAAAACGGGATGAGCGTTGCGGAGTTCGGCAACCCCGCCATAGACGATCCACAGTGGTTCGTTGACACGATGCGGGATCACGGACTCGACGCCTGGATCGAGACTGGCGATATCCGCACGCCCTCTGTGAGGATCTATGGCCTGACGATCCCGGCATCGTCTGCTCCGCTTCCCTAACCACAGCCCGCCCGGGCCGCTTCGCTCGCTTCGGCGGGCGTTGCTGGTTCTGGACATCGGCAAGCAGGTGCATATGCTAGGGGCATGAGAGAGCCAGCCTATAGGCACGCAACAGAGAACCAGAAGCAGATCGCGCTGTCCGCATTAGCCGAGGGTGTGAGCTTCGCAGAAGCGGCCCGCAGATGCGGCGTGGCGTCCGATTCAACAGTGTATCGGTGGCTGAAAAACAGCGAGACATACCGGCGGGAACTGCAGGAAGCAAAGAGAGCAGCCCTTGCGATGGCCTCTGAGATCGTCATCCGCACAGGCCGCGAAATGATCACCCGGCTAGAGGATGACGAGCAGCGAGCAGAGCTAGGCTTCACGGAACTGAACAGAGCGCACGGCACAGCGGTGGACAAGATCATCACCGTCTCGATGCAGGAGCAGCAGGAGTCGGTGGACGCTGACAGCGAGATGGATCCCGACGAGATGCTGGACGCACTCGCCGAGCGGCTGACACCTGAGCACCTCGCCGCGCTTCAGGAGCGTATGGCAGCCCGCAACCATTGAGCCTTGCCAGAGCACTCCAAGCGGTCGAGCGCAACCCGCTGGCGCTGTACAGGCCGACGCCAGGACAACAGCGGTTCCACGACAGCACAGCCAGGGTGCGGCTACTGCGTGCGCCCAATCAGGTAGGTAAGAGCTTCTGTGGAGCCGCTGAGGCGCTTTTCTGGATGTTAGGCAAGCATCCGTATCAGGAGGTGCCGCCGACGCCTTCTCGTGGGCGTCTGGTGCCTTACAGCATCGACGCCAGCAAGGAGATAGAATCAAAGCTGTGGGACCTGCTGCCCAAGGGTGCGCTGCATCCGGGCTGCAAGTACGATCCCGATCGCGGCTTCAGGGTAGGCACCCGGCGGATCCTCCGACTGCGTAACGGCTCGACGCTAACGATCGTCAGTCAGGAGGCGGGCACCATGGCCGCAGCAGGAGCCACGCTCGACTTCGTTTGGTTCGATGAGCCGCCGCCTGCCTCTGTCTTCGCGGAAGGCATGGCACGCACCACCAGCACGGGCGGCAGGGTCTGGCTTACGCTGACTCCGATCGGGCGCCCTGTGGGCTGGCTCAAGGCAGAGGTCGAGCGCGGCAGCATCGAAGACATTCACTACAGCCTGAGCCGCGAGGCGTGCCCATGGCTGACCCAGGAGCAGATCGACGACATCATCGCGCACACGCTGCAGTCGGAGGCGGCCCAGCGCATCCATGCTGCGTGGAGCGGTAGCAGCACCGGGCGCTTCTTCGCAGCCTGGGAAGACGCCATGATCACGGACGATCTACCGCAAGGCGAGGTAGAGATCGGCCTCGGCATCGATCACGGCGAAGACGCAGGGCGAGAGCTAGCGTTGCTCGTGGCAGTGGAGCGAGACGGCAACAATGGCAGGCCGCGCCTGTGGTTTCTTGACGAGTACGCCAGCGCAGGCAAGACCGGGATCGATGCGGACGCAACAGGGATCCTTGACATGATCGAACGTGCCGGGCTGCAGCCTGAGGCCGTGGACATCGCTGTAGGCGACCACAACAGCGCAGGCAAGGGGCTGGGCTATAAGGTCAACCACCTACTCACCGAGAGCATCGCGCGCCAGTGTGGCAGGCCCGAGTCGTCGCCACCGTTCACCGTCAAGCCAGCGCACAAGGGGCCGGGCTCGGTGGTGTATACGTCGAGGCTTCTACACGGGGCGATGGTCTCGGACAACTTCAGGGTGAGCAGCAAGTGCAAGGCACTCATTGACGGGCTGAGGCATTGGCACGGGCCGCACGGGTCGGCAGCCAACAAGGAACTATCTCACGCACTCGACGCCGCGCGCTACATCGGGCGATCCTTCCTTGACACCCGCGGCCATGGCTTGCAGTCTTTGCGCGTAAGGTAGGACATGCACAGCCTCACAGATCCACGAGTACAACAGCAGCGGCCCATCCTGCCGGACCCGGCAGACGAGCCCAGGCGCGAACACTCCAGGCTGCGGCGTCGCATCCTTGAGGGCTGGTGGCGGCAAGACCTCGACGAGCGGATC